CGAACTCATGGATGGCAACATGGAGTGGGCCGACAGTCTCATCAATGCCGCTCTGGATGCAGGGGATGATGCCAACGCCATCGCCATCTATGAGGAGTGGCAGGACTATCTCCAAGCAGGCGAGGATGAGGTCTGTGAGGTCGTCTGGGTTCACCCCGATGCCTTCCTGGATATCGCCTGAGGGCCTTGCCCTCCTCCCCGTTCGTCCCTACAATAGCCACATCAACCACACCAAGGACATGACCTCCTCCATCGACAACCTCACCGCCATCGCCGCCGACCTCAACGCCGCTGGTAAGACTGTGAAGGTGACCGTGCTCCCCACCCGTAAGGCGAAGAAGAGCGAGCTGGTGTTCTCCATGACCAAGGGCCCCCGTACCAACACCAACCGCCGCGGGCAGGCATACGCTGGGCACGCCACCTCCTCCCGTGACCTCACGGTAGAGGGCAACCGTGCAGCCTACTTCAAGACCAGCGGTTGAGCCAGTGTGGGGGGTTGATCCCCCCCTATACCCCCTACCCTTAACTAAAAACGCTGGGTCCCTCCAATCTATAAAAGTATGCGTCCACGAGGTCTTTATAAGACTCTGTGTCTACGCCACAGACCTCTAAGGTTTTCCGTGGCCCTCAAAGGGGTTTTCAAATCCATCCAAAAGAAAAAATTTCCGTGGGCCACAAAGACGCCACAAGGTCGTATAATTACTCCGTGAGCCGCAAAGGAATGATGAGCAGCGAAGCGTCGAAGGACTTAATTTTTCATGTCTACAAGGATAACGAAGTAAAAGCGCATAACCTGACAGTAGAAGAACTAGAAACTCTCATTCACTCCAAGCAAGTAAAACTTGGAGAGGATGAGATTTTACCGTTAGAACTGTCAAAAAACACTGAAGGCTCGTATTGACAAAGAGCCTATATACAGGGTATGATTTCATTAAACCACTGAGAATTTTTCATGGCAAAAGGATTTAAAGTACAGGCAGCGACTCCAACTGCGCCTGTTGACGATTTTGATATTGAAGCATGTAAAGAACATATTCGTGGTAAGAAGATTGTCTTTTGTCTTCCAGGACGCGGATGTTCTTATACATTCTTGAAGAGTTTTGTACAACTGTGTTTTGATTTGGTGCAGTGTGGTGCAGCGATTCAGATCTCACAGGATTATAGTTCCATGGTGAACTTTGCACGTTGTAAGGTTCTTGGAGCCAACGTGTTGCGTGGTAAACATCAGATTCCTTGGGATGGGAAACTCGAATACGATTATCAGTTGTGGATTGACAATGACATCGTTTTCAACACTGAAAGTTTCTTCAGACTCTATCAGTTGGGGATGGAGAAAGAGATCGCAGCGGGTTGGTACGCCACTGAAGATGGTCACACGACTTCCGTTGCACACTGGCTTGACGAAGAATCCTTCAAAGCCAACCGTGGTGTGATGAACCACGAAACCGTTGAGACCATCTCGAAGAAACGCAAACCATTCACTGTGGACTACACAGGTTTTGGTTGGGTACTGATTCAAAAAGGTGTCTTTGAGAATCTTGAGTATCCTTGGTTTGCACCTCAAATGCAAGTCTTCGAGTCTGGTGAGGTTCAGGACATGTGTGGTGAGGATGTCAGTTTCTGTCTCGATGCAAAGAAAGCAGGCTTAGAGATCTGGTGTGATCCTCGTATCCGTGTGGGGCATGAAAAAACTCGCGTCATCTGAGGGAGTTTTTAGAGTTTGTGTCGAAGGGCGCGTAGTCTTCTCGGGTAATGAAGATGAAGCCCTTGACATGATCCAAGACCTCTCTGTACAATACTTTGAAACGGGTTCACCTGATCCGTCCACCATCACTTTAGAAAAAATTCCTGAGAATGGCTAAACTAAAAGCATCCCTAACAGGGAAAACGATTATTGAGTCAAAACCAAAGAATACTCGACAGGGTTGCGGTCAACACACTAAATATGCCGCAACTTCACGAAACAAAGCACGTAAGCGTTACCGAGGTCAAGGAAAATGAGTTATAACATCGAACTTCGCACTCCAGAAGGAACCGTAAACATCACCTGTGATGAAGACACCTATATCCTCGATGCAGCAGACGAACAAGGAGTTGATCTTCCATATAGTTGCCGTGCTGGTGCATGTTCTTCTTGCGCCGGTAAGGTTCTTGAAGGAACTTTGGATAATGAGGATCAAACCTTCCTTGATGACGAACAAATGGAAGCCGGTTACGCACTCCTTTGCGTGGCTTATCCAACTAGTGATCTTGTCATTCAAACGGATGTTGAAGAGGAACTCTAATGCAACTAGTCGTCAATCTCCCTCCTCAGAAAGTCTGGGTTCGTAAAGAATACCTCAGAGACCTTCAGGATGGTCATGGCGAGTTTGTAGAAGGCGTCTGGGTGTCGGCTAAGTCGATACCTGGGCGCGCATTTTATTTTGAGACATACTTGCCTGAATATGCAGCAATGTATGATAAACTCCCTATCAGTGCATTTGTGTCCCGTCCAGAGACGCCTGACCCCGATCTAGACCTTCCTAACCTACAGTTCTGGAACTGTATGGACTATGGTGTCAGATGTATTGAGAAACAGTTCATTGGATCCATGGACTTTGAGTTGAGAACTCGCAACTATGGATCAATGAAAGGTGAATATTTGTTTACATTGGATAATTTTCATCCTGATGTGGACATAACTAACTGTAACGTGAGTGAAATTCCAGACGAACACAAGTCTCATAACTGTATTGAGCTTGAAAATGGTCAATTTGCACTCTATCCAAACAACAGGATGCGTATTTTTGACCTCTCAATCACTCCAGAGGAACCAAAAATCCCCGATTTCAAGGTTTCTACCAAATATTACCAGGTTGAGAACGGTGTAAGATGGGGTAGATTGGGTGATACGGACGAATATTTCTGGAAAACACCTGAAGAAGGGATAGAAACCCCTTAAAAAGTTCTGTTCTTCCTTACAAAGACAGAAAATGGCACAAAATCCAGTGGACTTAGGTCAAGATTTTATCAAAAGTGGGATGAGATTGATCACTCATCCTTCTTCTGATGTACTTTTAGACAAAGCTAAAAAGAAAAAGTATGGAGTCCCTGAAGATAGGATGTCAAGACCATGCGGAGGCCCTGGTGGTTTTGATGACTTCGTTGAACGTTGGCATGAATAGTATAAATATAGCAGAAAAATTGTATCGTTAGATGCCTGTCGTTCGCACATCACGTCGATTTAAAGACATTTCGTTGTCTTTTAGAAGGCATCCTGTAACTAATGATGTGGTTGCGATCACCAACGAGGATGCAATTAAGAGATCTGTCCGAAATCTTGTCGAAACGATCAATACTGAGAGACCATTTAACTCATTAATTGGTTCCGAAGTTCGAAATAGTATTTTCGAACCCGCTGATCGTGATATTTTGACAAGATTAGAGGTTGAAATTGAGACTTCTATCAAAAATTTTGAGCCAAGAGTGAGTTTAAGATCGGTTTTGGCGTCTCATCCACCCGATACTAATGAAATTACGGTAGAAATCACTTACGATATTATTGGATTACCATTGCCGACACAAGAAGTCACATTCATTCTTCAACCAACTAGAGAATAATGGCGTTCACCCAATATACAAACCTCGATTTTGAACAAATTAAAGCGTCGTTGCGCGAATATTTGAGGTCAAACTCAAATTTTACTGATTTTGACTTTGAGGGATCAAACTTATCTATTCTTATCGACACCTTAGCGTATAATTCGTACATTACGAACTATAATGCTAATATGGTTGCAAATGAAGCGTTTATTGATAGCGCTACTTTGCGTGAAAATGTAACTGCATTAGCTAGAAATATTGGTTATGTGCCTTCTTCAAGAAGAGCTTCAACCGCAAATGTGAGTTTTTTCGTTAATTTGGGTACTGGCACTAGTAAGTCTAGTATAACCCTCAAGGCGGGTCTTGTGGCCATCGGAGACTTTGCAAATACGAACTATACCTTTGCAATTTCTGAAGATGTAACTTCTCCCGTTGTTGATGGAATCGCATCTTTCACTGTTGATATCAAACAGGGTACATACCTGACAAAAGAATTCATCGTAGACGCCTCACAGTCTAATCAAAGGTTTATTCTTCCAAACCCATTTGTTGATACTTCAACCCTTGTAGTAAAGGTAAAAGACACGGCATCTTCTTCCACCGAAAAAGTCTATTCTCAAGTTGATAATATTGTTGGTATCAAAACTACATCCGAAGTATTCCTGATTCAGGAAGTTCAGGATGAAAAATATGAATTGTTGTTCGGGGATGGTGTAATTGGTAAGAAGTTGTCTTCCAGTAATGTTGTTAAATCTTCTTATATTGTTTGTGATGGTCCAAATGGTAATGGTGTAGCTAACTTTGCTTTTGCTGGTAAGTTAGTTGACAATGATGGTGCATTGATTACTACTGGAATTTCGGAAATCACCACAAATCAACCATCAAGAAATGGCGCGGAGATTGAAAACATTAGTACGATCAAGAATTTAGCGCCTAGAGTTTATGCGTCTCAGTATCGTGCAGTTACCGCAAATGATTATGAGGCTATTATTCCTACAATTTACTCAAATGCAGAAAGTGTAACTGCATATGGCGGTGAAGAATCAACACCACCTCAGTTTGGTAAGGTATTTGTCTCTATTAAACCCAAAATGGGTCAGTTTGTCTCTGATTTTGATAAAAGACAAATTTTACAGAAACTAAAGGGTTATTCTGTAGCTGGAATTAGACCAGAACTGATTGATCTTAAGTACTTGTTTGTTGAACTTGACAGTACGGTCTATTATAATTCAAATATGACCGCCAGTACATCTGACTTAAAAACAAAACTTACGAATTCTCTAAACAC